TTGACGGGAGAGGGAGCACTCATCTGCTGACGGAACGATGACTGAGGTGTGATGTCAGCATCGTTGAACCCACCACCAGAAGGAGTGTCAAACACAGCAGGTTCATACTCTTCACTGTCAACGGTAGGCACAGCATTACGCTGAGTAATACCAAGTACAAGGTTCAATCGCTTTTCAAGTTCTTCGTAGGTTTTGAACTGGTCCTTGTTAGTGAACGCTTCCAAGGAATATTCCTGCTTCCAGGTTGCTTCAAGTTCGTCATCGTCTGCAGAAAGAGCAGAAACAGAATCAAACTCAGAGCTATCATAGTTCCAGTAACCTGCGACCTTTTTGATCTTCAGTTTAAAGTTAGCACCCTCCCAGAGATCAAAGACATTGACTGGAGTCTCGTCTTGGAACTCGGGTTGCATTGCGGCAAGGATCTTGTCATGGATCTTCTTGCCATACTTATAGAGGAACACCTTGCCCTCGTTCTCAGGGTGCTTAGGATCCTTCACGACATAGATGTTGCTGTAATACTGGAGCTTACGCTTCTGCTTACGAGCAGTCTCTTTGTCTTCATCACTACCGCTGTTCCAGAGACGGCGGTTCACTTCACCAACGGGATCCTTGTCGCCAAGAGTGGTGAGTGAGTTCTCAATGTACCAACCACCAGGACCTTGGAAGGCATGGGAGTACAGTTTTGCCCAGGGAATGGTTTCCCCTTCGGGGGCAGGGAGGAAACGGATAACAGCATACCCGTTGCCAGAAGCGTCAACCTCTGGTTTCCAGAAACGATCATCAACATTCTTATTGCTGGATGACTTTTCAAGTTCCTTCTGGAGGAAGTCGAAATTGTTCTGGGATTTACGCTTCAGATCTGCGAAAGACATTAGATTACCTCGGATTAGTTTGGATTTGGTTTGAAAGTTGGGTCTTACGTGCGAACCAGTCTCCCAGTCCCGTCTGCCCAACGAAGTTAGTATAGCAGGTGGCAGGTCAGGCGTCAATCCTGTGTGCCACTTTCCAACTGTCTTTTCATCAGTTGGACTTTTTCTTGTAGCTCATCAAACATCTGCTCAATGGGAGTGTTGGGAGTACCACCCAACATTATCACACCTTGCTTCATGGTCTCAAGGACAGAGACACATTCAGGATCGTCACTCAGTTTGATACGAAAGTAAAACGTTTTCTGCTTCTCAATGAGAAGTTCTAACTTCTCAAAGTAATCCATTTTTCTCTCGTCATCTAGGAGAACAAAATTCATAGCAGATCTGAAACAGAACTGCTGCAGTTCCATCATCTCTTGTATGTCACCACGGACTAATTCAGATTTAAAGAAGCTCATACTAGCATCAACTTAGCTCGACTTGTTTTTTTCATGAAGTTGAGTTGCTGTGCCTCATGACGGAGTTTTTCCTTTAGAGGTTTGCTAATCAACTTATTCACACTATCTAGTTCAATTTCATTCATCTCACAATAGTGGATAACCGAATCAATATAATTCATGTCTGGATTGTGCAAGGCAATCTTCTCCACTTCCTGCGAGAACTTCGCAGCGGTCATAAATTTATCCTCTAATAATTGTTTTTTGTCCATATCGTTCTTGGTATTCGTCGATGTAACTCATTAGTTTCATAAAGAATTCTTTCTTAGGTGGAAGCACCTTGACTTGAGTCTCTCCGTTTTCACAAGCAACGATCGTCACGAGTTGCTTCACGCTCAACCCGTAATTTTCTTGAAGCATACATGCGTATGCAGTTTCCTGTACGAAATAATCGTAGAGATATTTTTCACGCTTGGGTTCAGCGGCGGTCTTGAAATCAATAATAGACAGCACACCGTCGAACTCAGCAATACAATCTACGCGCCCTGCTAACTCTAGATGTTTAGAATAAAGCGCGGCTTCCTGTAAGTAAATATTATTTATGCGGTCCAAAGTATCCCTACTATGATGGAACATCAGGACAGGAAGCGGAAACTTAGTATACTTCTTCAGGTCTAGATTGTTGTTGAAATAATCTTCAGCAATAGCATGGTACTTTGTACCACGACCTGTTGATCTTTTAGAGATGTTGTTTGCTTTCTCTTCGCCAACACGGGCTCGCCACCTGGCAATGCCCGCCATCTTTTCTTTGTTGTTGCTAATCACTGTGGTGACAGACGGAAACTTGAAACCTTCTGGTGTCAGGTACATGCGTTTGCCATCCACCATCTCAGCAGACATTTCAATAGGATCTAGTCCCACATGATTGAACAACTTCATAAACCTAGATTGATCTTATTGATAAGGTAGGACTTGACAATACCAGAGCGAACAATATCTTCAATGTCAAACTCGACAAGAGAAAACTCTGGCATCTGTTGGAGGATGCGTTGGAAATCAATGATACCTGTACGCTCACTGATCTTAGTAAGGTCAGTCTGTGATGCATCACCACAGAAAATAATCTTACTGTCTTGACCAATACGGGTGATGATTGAATCCAACTCGTGGAAGTTTAGGTTCTGACACTCGTCAATAATAACGATTGAATTGTCCAGTGTAGTACCACGAATGAAACTAGTAGACCAGAACGAGATAGTTTCCTGTGCCTTTAGATTATCGTAGAGCATGTCATACGATGCATCATCAGGCATCTCGAACATAGATTGTACCATGTTCTTGTAAGGAATCTGATAAAGAGAAGACTTATCTTCGTGGTCACCAGGAAGGAAACCAATCTCTCTAGTTGCAACCAGAGAGCGCACGATGTAGATCTTTTCATATGGAGTGTACTCATTTAGTACATCTTTGAGTGCTTTGTACAGTGCAATAAATGTTTTACCTGTACCTGCTACGCCATAAGCATAGATCATTTGACCCTTATCCCACTCATCAAAGAAGATCTGTTGATTATGAGTAAGAGGTTCAACAGGAAGCATGTAGTCTTCACTGATTGGTTTACGACGCTTACGTTGCTTCGCAGTCATACCTTGTCCAGGTGATTTAGTAGTCTTCTTTCTTGCAGGCATAATCAGTAGTTGTATTTCTGGGTAATGGTTTTGTTACGTGGTGCTTTGGGTATCACTTTGTTTTTCATAATGTCTGCCCAACCAGGATGAGTTTTTTTCATCTTGTCTCTCCAATCACCAGTCTCGCCAGAGGCAGGACATGTAGAGGGATCACTCCAGTCTCGTGTCCAGTCTGGATTGTCTTCCTTCCACTGGTCCCAATCATGAACGCTAAGAACAACGCTCTTTTGTTCTCCAGTCTTGGTATTAACTACTGGGTACGTTGCCATCTTCTTTCTCCTTTTTATTGAAACCAAATGGACCAATTTTGTCTTCCACTTTCTCTCGCACCGCAACGTTTGCAAGATTTTCCATGACCTTTAGAACTTGCTCAGGTTTTGCACCCTCGCCCAATTCTTTAGCGACATACCAATACTTAGGCCAGAAAGTTTCTCCAGCTTTTTGATAGTCTTCTAGGGTAACTGTAAATTTCATAACCAACCAAGTGCCTCCGCACAAATAGGGAACTGTTCTGCGAACACACGCTTAGCATCTAGTGCAATTTCCATGTGTTCTTTCTGCGTACCATTAGCGGAACGCAATTCAATATAATGGATCCATGACCGAACTGATCCTGTCATGTAGATTTTTGTGGGAACGGCGAGGGGAAGCACAAAACGTGAACACTCCTTTGCGATTCCCATCTCAAGCATATGCTTGTAGATATCCATAGCACTCTCAAAGTGTCGCTTGATAGTAATCTCAAGCTCCTGCCTCAAGAAAGGATCAACATCATCAATAGAGTTCTGACGGTTCTTTGTATCCTGACGACGGAGTTCAAACAAAGGAATAGTATCTGCCAACATAGAACTGTCAGCATACCGTTGGGAAAACTCTTGATATGTGAACGAACGGTGACGCAAAATTTGAGCTGCGATTCCGCGAGTAGTTTCTATCTCCAGAGTCATGTGTGCCTGCTCAAACACAGACCAGTGATTATGTTTGATGCAATATGCTAGAAGACCAGCGACCTTAGGGTTCTCCTGGTTGTTCGGATTGCTCACTCTCGCTACGTACCCCATCGTCTTCTCTGCGTCTGGAGTTACTGTTACCAACTTCACTGAATTCATTACTAAATCCTTTCTCCTGTTTGCGTCGTAGTTGTTTTTCTTTCAGTGCTATTTTAGCACGTCTGAGCGCCATTGCCATGTACAACAGTTCTTCTTCTGTGTACAAGTTGGGGTTTTTCTTTGCTTCTTTGATTGCTTTTTTTGCTAATCTAATTTGATCTTTTAGACGGGTCATAATACGCTTTATAGTAGGCAACAATGCCATCGGTTCTCATGTTTCCTTGAGATACCCAATCATGAATGCATTCATAGATGCTTTGATTGCTGTAGCGTGGTGATCCATCAGAGCAGATCTCTGATCCGAATTTCTTCAGAAGAATGTTTAGTCCTTGTGTTCTTACGTCCATGCGTTCGTCGCTGTAGCGCCAATCAGTCTGGGTATCCGTCATCGTCTCCATCATTATAATTGAAACCAAAGTGTGGTCCACCTTGCTGTAACTGAATCTTGTAAGCATCAGTGTCAGAATAAACCTCACTCTCCAACGCATTAGTCAGAGACTTGAGGTTCTTGACGATGAGTTTAAGTTTTTCTCTATCCATATTTAGATAACAGATGTTATGAGTATAACATAAAAAAGGAGGGGTCGCAACCCCTCCCAGAATATTATTTGAGGATGTAGCTACAGATCCTCTTGCATGAACTTTGATCTAATGAGTCGCACTCTATTAGACATTCAAAGTAGTCATTGAGTTTTTGATTTTCCACCTCCAAGTCATCTAATGTGTCTTCAAAGTGTCGCCACTCATCTAATTGTGAGCGTGATAGTAGATTGTGCATGGTCACCTCCATACAATGAACCATAATGTAGAGGAGGGTAAGGGTACATTTTTTCACCTCGCATAATTCTATCACTATCTAGACAAGACACTGGTAAATTTTGACAAAATCATTGAGTCATACAATGACTCTTATTTTTTGTATAACTTGCTACATATTTATTGTAAAGATAAAAAAAGAGAGGGTCACCCCTCTCTGTCTATCTTCCAGATTTTATCCGCTCTAGATTTTAGATCTATCCACTTGGCATAATGTACACCACGATAGGTCAAAAATCCGAAGACTTTATCTGGATCGTGTTTTGATGGATCGTATTCTGGAAGGTCATATTCAAACCTGACCTTCAGCATTTACTTACCCCCTGTGTAACAACAGGAGTTCTCCATAAATCATGCCAATGAATGCTACACAACCTAGGGACGTGAGTCCGACTACTTGTAGAGCTAACATGGCGATCACTTAGCGTAAGATGTGCCACGATAGCAGAAGACACCATGGGTATCTTTTGCTTCCACGCACTTAGTATCATACTTCACACCACGATAGGTAGTATGAGTGATCTGAGCATCGTGAAGGGCAGCAGCTTTGTTGATCTGCTTGCGGATGATGTTTAGTGTGTTCATTGTAGGTCTCCTAAAGGATGGGATTGTAGCCCCGTTCCTTCAGTCGTTTGCGTCCCAGTAGAATTCACATTCAGGTACAGATTCCCTTACGGTCTCTACCAGTTCTACCACAATTTTAGGCGATAGTTCTGATTTATTTGCTTGGATCCTGAGCATCAATGCATCAGCATCAGTACATGTCATACTTGAATAGAGAAGTAACTCTAACATGGGATGAACGCTCCGTTCCGCGACTTACTTGCGTCTTATACTAGCATATCTGTGCATTGACCTTCTACTTTAGATCTAAGATAACCTAGTAGATTATATTTAGACCGACGATCCAAGTTGTCATCCATAAGGATTTCAACTCTTCTCTCTAAGAACCTTTCACACGACATGTGCCACCCGTAGGGGTTGTCGTCAGCATGATGGGCAAGGGTCAATGCCAGCAGAATGCTGAGCATAAGATGAACGTATGGTAATTATACCATAATTATATAGTGTGTGCAAACCGTAACATTTGATACAGTTTAGGATCCTGCTAGGTAGAACCCCTCTCCTCTCTGTTTGCAGACGCGCTTGACCTGCACATCATAGCGTGGTGGTTCTTCAGTAATCAAATTCTTAGCAAACTGCCATGCCTCTGTGTAACGTCTAAACTTATAGACATCATCATATGTTTTAGCAGACACAAGGACACCATCTTTTCTCCAAGTCTTCATGGTGTGCCATATAGTTGGTTCACCAATCTTACAATAAAAAATACACCAGTTGCCCTTTTGTGATGTGCTCATTTCTTTTTACCTTTTGGATCGTTCCAGAGTTTTGGATTTACTCTTCCTTCTGTTTGAGTCATGGTAACAAAATCGTGGCGATACTTGTCCCAATACTCATCAAAAATATCTACCTGCTTAGGACCAGAAGCAATATCATATTTAGAAAGACCACCTTCCTTGTATTCAATCATGAATGCTGTGTAAGGTAGTGATCTGTCTTGACACATTGAAGGGTCACAGTCACGGTGAATAATCTTACATCCCTTCCCCATATCAAGACCTACCACCCCATTGAATAGAAGGAAATGCTTCCTCCACACATTGCTTAGTAATTTTCCAACGCTTACCAATCTGCCTGTCCTTCATCAGACACAGCACCTCTGCTTCGCCCTGGTGGAGACCCTCCAGCAGTTGAATGAATAGACTTTCTCTACGAGTCTGTGAGATATTAGCGCCACCCTTGAAAAAGAGATAGAGCTTACGATACTCATGTACTAGTCTCGTATGCTCTGTCTCTTCTGGTGCATCATTCTTCGCATAAGGAACTTCACCTTCTGGGAGCATAGAGATAACACTCTCATCAAAATTAGCAATCAGAATTTGTCTGAGTGCTGGTGAATTATGTTGCTGTAAGAGTTTGATCTTCTGTGCTTTTGTCTTAGCGTTGCTTACTTTTTGCAGCACTTCATTGAGTAATAATTGCATGACCTAAATGATTGCGTAAGTATATTTATTCGTCGTCAAATTCGTCATCATCTACGAAACGAACTGACAGAAGTTCTTCGTTGATCCATTGTCCATCTCCATCCAACATTTCAGGGTGTACATTTTCTTGCTCTGCTTTACCGTACATAAACTCATGGAGTTTTTCATTCACTGTCCAACCAGCAATCACACCTACGCAGAGAAAAATAAACGAAACTGTTGCTGAAAAATACAGGACTGTTGTTTGTGCCATTGTTCAACTCCGAACTAACTTTCTTTCTTTTCCCACCAAAGTTCTAAGTTGAAGTAGACTCTACGCTTTAGCAGGGTGAATAATTTTGTAATTGCAAACCCTCTCTGTGGAGTGGGTTCGCTTTCTCCTTCCTTCAGTTTAGCCCCCCTAAGCATGAGCTCTATGCCTCTATTTATTTTGAGTTCTTTCATTTTTTGGGGGCAGATACCAATCCTTCTTTCAAGAATTTTTTTGCAACTTGAACTAATCCACCAACAAATTCCCCATCAATAACAACAATAGGAAATCCAGTTGCATTTGGATACTGTTCTTGTAAAGATTGTTGATCTTCTCCAGACAAATCTTGAAAGAGAACTTCATTGTATTCTACTTCTGCTCTCTCAAAAAGTTCTTTAGTTCTTGTGCAATATCCACAACCAGCAGAACTGTAAAGGGTGATGTCCATAGTCTTTTCTTGTATGTATAAAAAAAGGGGGTCGTAACCCCCTCAGTATATCATAAACTATTTGTTGTGTCTAGGTCTGAATGGACAATCAGGACATCCAGATCCACAGCATCCCTTAGAGAGCGTTACCACGAGGCA